AAAGGTATTGACGCTCAGTTGCGTTCACACCTTGACAGCCTAGCCCTCACCACATCGCCAATGATTGCAATGGACGCTACACGATTACCTCGTGGCGCTAAGTTTGAAGTCAAGCCCGGCAAAGCAATCCTCACCAACGGTAATCCCGCAGAGATTCTATTTCCATTCAAGTTCGGTACTACTGATCCCGGCAACTTAGCGATTAGCCAGAACTTTGAGAGAATGCTTCTTCAGGCTACTGGCACAACCGATGCTTCTGGTCAACCAACAGCGTTTACTCGTGATGGTGCGGCTCAGATGTCAATGTCAGTTGCAGGTATCGTTAAGAAGTACAAGCGGACCCTAACGAACTTCCAAGAGGACTTCTTAGTTCCGTTGATCCGTAAAGCAGCCTATCGCTTTATGCAGTTTGATCCTGAGCGTTATCCTGCTTCTGATTACAAGTTTATCCCAATGGCTACATTAGGTATCATTGCTAGGGAATATGAGCAACAGCAGCTTATTGCATTGCTACAGACCCTCGGTCCTGACACTCCAGTACTGCCAATGATCCTTAAAGGCATCATAGCCTCCTCTAGCCTGCCAAATCGGGCTGAGATGATCCAGCAACTAGAGCAGATGATGCAGCCTAACCCAGAGCAACAACAGATGCAACAGGTTCAAATGCAGCTCCAAACGGCTGCAGCACAGGCTGAAATCGCTAAAGTGCAATCCGAAGCGACTAGAAACAACGCTTCTGCTCAGAAAGACGTGGTTGAGGCTCAGTTGATGCCGCAAGAGACGCAAGCAAAGATTATTAGCGGTCTAAGCCAGAATATTCGTGGTCAAGACAGCTCAGGAGAGTTTGCTCAAAGAGCCAAGATTGCTGAATTAGCACTAAAAGAAGAAGATATTAAAAGCAACGAGCGTATTGCATCGCTACAAATGTTGCAAAAACAATCAAAAAGTGCTTGACATTTTACAACTTTTGTGGTAATATCAGCATAATGTTGTAATAATACAACATAGTTCCTAAAACAGGAGAAAACTATGGACAAACAGTTAGAAAAGTACTATGAAGAGCGATTTTCCACTATGGCTACGGTTGGGTGGAAAGACTTCATCGAAGATACAACAAATATCTTCAATGCGGTTAACAAAGTCGCTCCGATTCAAACTGAATTAGATTTGTTCTTTCGTAAGGGACAACTAGACATCCTTCAGTGGGTGATTAGCCTTAAAGAAAGTACAGAACAGGCTTACGAGGCATTGCAAAAAGACTCATCGGGAGATGCTCAGGATGACTCGTAGAATATTTGAATTCCTTTGTGAGAAGGAACACCTTCAAGAACATTTGGTTAGTTGTGAGATAACCACAATCCCTTGTTGGTTGTGCGGTAAAGACGCACACAGGCAGATTTCTGCACCCCGTATTAGCCTCGATCCTATCTCTGGCGATCATCCGCAAGCGACAGCAAGATGGGCTAAACAGCGTGAAGAGAAACGCCTAAGAGAGCGTAAGCTCAACTCGTGATAGAGATACTGCGTTAGCACCTCTGTTATTTTATAAATCCTACAATCACTTTGTGACGGGAGCATTATTATGGCTGCAAACTTTGTTGAACAAGAAGAACTGTTTGAAGGTACTGAGCAAGACGTAGTATCCGATGTGACAACCCAAGACGCTGCGACACAAATCGCTGCACAACCTGAAGTTAAGCAAGAACCAACGGAAGAGTTACCTGAGAAGTATAGAGGTAAATCTACCTTAGAAATTGCAAAAATGCACCAAGAAGCTGAGAAGCTAATCGGTCGTCAAGCAAACGAGGTTCACGAGGTACGAAGTCTAGCAGATCAGTTACTCAAACAACAACTCGAAACTAAGCAACAGTTTAAGCCGGCTGAAACAGTTCCAGAAGAAGATTTCTTTGCTGACCCAAGGCAAGCTGTCTTAAAGACCGTTGATCAGCACCCTGCAGTACTTGAAGCTAAACAAAACGCACTCGAATTTAAGAGAATGCAAACTGCACAGAAACTGCAGTCTAAGCATCCCGACTTTGTGGAGATAGCGCAAAACGCTCAATTCCACGAATGGATTAAAGAAAGTCCAATTCGTATAGATTTGTTTACAAGAGCCGACGCTGAATTTGACTTTAACTCGGCTGATGAACTTTTAAGCACCTACAAGGCGATTAAAGGTACTCAGTCTAACGAGAAAAAGACCCAAGCAGCAGAAGCACAGGCTAAAACTCAAGATACAGCATTACGTGCAGCAGCAGTCGATACAGGCGGTAGCGGGGAAAGCACTAGAAAGATTTATCGAAGAGCTGACCTTATCAAACTGAGAATGACAGACCCAGATCGTTACATGGCATTGCAAGACGAAATTCTTGCTGCTTATAACGAAGGGCGAGTTAAGTAAAACTTAATAATTTAGGAGATTTATAAAATGGCAACAGCAGCATATCCCGGCGGGTCCGGTTCAATCGTAGCAAAAACGCAAGCAGATAAGTTTATTCCAGAAATTTGGAGTGACGAAGTAGTAGCTGCTTACAAAAAGAGCCTCGTATTAGCTAACTTGGTTAACAAGATGTCTATGCGTGGTAAGAAGGGTGATACTCTTCATATTCCTAAACCAACTCGTGGTGTAGCAACTGCTAAAGCTGCTAACACAACAGTTACCATCCAAGCTGACACAGAGACCGAAGTATTAGTCTCGATTGACCAGCACTTCGAGTACTCACGTTTCATTGAGGATATCGTCGAAGTTCAGGCTTTGGCATCACTACGTCGTTTCTACACTGACGACGCTGGCTATGCTTTGGCTAAGAAGGTTGATGACACATTGTTTGGCTTAGGCAAGACCTTTGGTAATGGCACTACTGACTGGACACATAGCAACAGCTATTACATCGACGCTTCTACTGGTCTCACAGCTTACGCTGATGACACTGTAGTTCCTGCTGACGTATTTACTGACGCTGGCTTCCGTGCCTTGATCAAATTGATGGACGATGCTGACACTCCAATGGATGGTCGCTTCTTCGCTGTTCCTCCATCACTTCGTGCAGCTATCATGGGTATTGATCGTTACAACAGCTCTGATTTTGTTGATGGTCGTGGTGTAAACAACGGTCAGATCGGTCAGTTGTATGGTATCGACATCTATGTAACCAGCAATTCTCCAGTTATCGAAACTGATGCTGAGAATACAGCTACCGCTGGTGGCGACATCAAAGCAGCTATCTTGGCTCACAAAGATACGATGGTTTTGGCTGAGCAACTCGGTGTTCGTTCACAAGTTCAGTACAAACAAGAGTACCTATCCACTCTCTATACCGCAGACACCCTCTTCGGTACAAAGACACTACGTCCTGAGACTGGTTTTGTTCTTGCCGTAAACGCCTAATATAGGCATTCAAGACTCTCCAGTTTCGGCTGGGGAGTTTTGTTTAAGTGCATTCGATGAGTGTATTTAAACAAATAAGGAGATAGACCTTGGCAATCTATAGAGGACCCGGCGGTTCAGGTGACGCTACTCAAGACGCTGCAAGTGAAGTACTACTAGCTTTAGCAGCCAAGGATGCTGCTATTGCTGCACAGGTAGCTGCAGAGGTTGCTCAAGCTGCGGCACAAACTGCTGAAACAAACGCTGAGTTAGCAGAAACCAATGCAGAGACTGCAGAGACTAATGCAGAGACTGCAGAAACTAACGCTGAGACTGCTGCAACCAATGCTGCAAGTTCTGCTAGTGCAGCTTCTACATCCGCTACAAACGCTGCTGCATCAGCATCCACAGCCACTACTCAAGCTACTAACGCATCCTCTTCAGCATCTGCTGCATCTACCTCAGCAAGTAATGCTTCATCATCTGCTTCTAGTGCATCGTCTTCAGCATCTACTGCTACGACTCAAGCCACTAACGCAAGCACTTCTGCTTCTTCAGCAAGTACTTCTGCAACTAATGCTAGTAACTCTGCATCGTCTGCTTCTACGTCAGCAACTAATGCATCAAATAGTGCTACATCTGCTTCAGGAAGTGCCAGTACTGCTACAACTCAAGCTACTAACGCAAGCAGTAGTGCATCTGCAGCGTCTACTTCGGCAACTAATGCTGCTTCCTCAGCTTCTGCTGCATCGACTTCAGCAACGAATGCTAGTAACTCTGCTTCCTCAGCAAGCACCTCAGCAACCAATGCTAGTAACTCAGCGTCTTCTGCATCTACGTCAGCATCTAACGCATCGACTGCACAGGCTGCTGCTGAGGCTGCTCGTGATTCTGCTTTATCTGCTTATGATAACTTTGATGATAGATACTTAGGTCCTAAATCTACTGCCCCTACACTAGACAACGATGGTAATGCTCTTTTAACTGGGGCTTTATACTACAATACTGCATCGAATGTAATGAATGTGTATAC